TGGTCAGGTTGCTGGTTGCCCATGTGGGCTGGGTGCCGGTGTACGCAGGGCTGACTTGGCTTCCTACGCGATAGCGAAACTCTGTGCTGCTGATTACATCAACATAGAACCAGCGCAGGCTGCTGCCGCTTTCGCGCATGATGACGGCATCGTTTGACCGAAGCCCATGCGGAGCCGTGGTCGTAAAACTGCTGCCTTTAGCATTCCATTGCCACTCTCCGACGTTGGCGATCAATGACACCTGCGCAGGCCCCTGCGAAACATCTGTGTACAGCGCGCCGACGTTTGCCGCTGTCAGACCGTAGATCGTTATTTGCGCGTCGTTCGGCAGGTTGTCAAGGTTGCCCGTTGTGAGGGTCCAGACTCCTGTAGAAGTGTTGACGGTGCAGGCTCGCGCAACAAAGTAGTTGTCTCCCGTCAGAGCAATCTGCGCTCCGTTTCGATAGAACCGGACATGGTTCTGCGTCAACTCCAGCATCATGTGCGGAGTGCTGAAGAACGGGATCATGCGCGACTTTAGCGAGTTGCTACGCGCATCGTCAACGTACTGAAGCCCAGGACGCCGCTTCGCCGCGCCCTGCGGCTTGATGTACATGTTGCGGCACTTGCGAAGGCCAGACTGATGCGCCTTCTGGTCGAACCGACCGTACATCTCCTCGCTGACTTCGCCAGCGTTGAACGACAGTTGCAGGGCTTTGGTGTTCGGCATGACTAGCGAATGCTGATCCAGCTAGGGGTGTGCGAGGGCTTGATCTCGGCCTGCGTGGTCTTGTCGTGCGACGATGCCTGCATCATGTAGGCGGTCGCCATCTGAGCGCACCGCTTGGACTCGGCGGCCCCGACATCGCCCTTGATGATCGGCCCCGCCAGCATGGACGACAGGTGCCACGACAAAGCGATCGTGAACAGCGTGCTGAACAGCGTCGTGTCCACGATCTTCGCGTTGTAGCGGATGACCGCCTCCTCTTGGTTGGTGTAGAGGATGCGGTTCCCGTGGATGTCCGACTCGACTACGAACTTCTGCGGGATCAGCCTGCCGTTCACCACCCAATCGTCGGCGGCGTCGGGAGGCATCACCGCCAAGATGCCGCTGGCGTCCGCCGGCACTTCGTAGGCGTACTCCCATTCCGAGCGCGGGTTGTCCGTCTCGACAAGAGCCTTGCGCTTCAGCGCGAACGACCAGCTACCCATCTCCAGCAGGGTGTCGCGGGCTAGAGGATAGAAGCGAGCGCACAGAGCAGCCTGCGCCGATCCGTCCGGCGGGTCGATGCTGGTGACCTTGGCCGTCTCCCCGATGTTGGCGAGAGCCAAGTTGCAGATGTCCACCTCGCTGGTGCCCATGCGCTGCACGGCAATCCACGCTTCGTAGAACCTCTGACCCAGCGTGTTCATGCCGGCACCCGTGTAGTGGATGCCGTCGAACATGACGGGAAGGTCGCTCGTCTCAATCGCACGCGAGTAGGGGTCAGCGTCCGTCATCTTGGTGATGGCGGCGTTGACCGTATTGGCGTAGGTCCACAGCACGTTCGGGCGCACCTTGGACGCCATCCACGGGATCTTGTGCGGGCTGACGCTGGCAAGACCACGGTCCACGATGGCCTGCCGGATGACCTGACGTAGCTTGGTGCAGTTGGCGTAGTAGCGGCTGGCGCGGCTTTCCGATGTCGCGTCTTCCTCTCCCTGCGCCCAGAAGATGCCTACGCACTCGCCAGTGTCGCCCTGCAAGGCGAACGCGGTCTTGGCGGCGTCGAGGACATCCAGCAATCGCCCAAAGCAGTTGTTCGGGTCGCCCGGTGCCCAACTGGTCTGCTGGTCGGGGTCGTACCAGCCGTAGCCCGTCGCGCCCAGAGCGGTCGTCTCCCGCTGCGCCAACCCGCTGCCGCTGAAGCCAAGCGGAATGACATGCATGGCTTCGCCAAGGTACTCATGCATCCGCAGGGCAAGGCCAACGTAGTGCCCCTGCTTCGGCTGGATGCCCAACGACGGCCCTTGGAACGGCTGGTACATGCCCGCCACGGGCGTGTAGTGGTTCGGGTAGTTGAACCCAGGCGGGTACGGGTTGCGCTTGTCCTTCTGGTGCTGCAACGCCAAGAACCCGGTCGATGCGGTGTAAGCACTTGAACCCGTGATGGGCGTGCCGCCGTAGGTCGCGGTCAGGTTGTAGGTGCCAAGCGTCCCAGTGGGCTGCAAGAAGTACGAACGACCGTAGACGATCTCCAGCGGGGTGCTGGTGCTGATGATGTCGAACACATCGTTGGTCGCCGGAGCCGAGCCGAACGGCGTGGCAAGCTGCGCCACCGTGCCCGACGCCGTGAGAATCTGCCGGTACTGGCCAGCGAGCGCGCCGGTTCGGAACAGCACGACCTGATCTGGGCCGTAAGGGCCTCCCACCAAGGTGGCGCAGTTGATGACGCTTGCGGTCGATCCCGCCGCGACCGTGCTGTTGGTCGATGCCGCTCTGCCGCTTCCGAAGATCGCTGCCTGCGTGTTGGCAGCAAGGATGTCGGTCAGGAACGTGACGGTGATCGGCTGGCCCGCTCCAGCGCACGCGCAAGTAGTCCCAACGGGCTGCGTGCCCTCGGCCTCGCCCTCAAACGGCGACCACGGCAGCCACAAGGCGAACTTGTTGAACGGCGTGCTCTGGCCGCTGACGGTAGGCGGCTGGATCGAATAGGCGTCGCCTGCCACCGTGTTGTTCGTGAACGCAGGGCTGACCTCCAGCACGAACTTGCCAGTCGTTGCGTCGTAGTAGACATCCCCACAGGATCGCGTCTGGTTGGCGTTGTTGCCCGTGAGCGGGGTTATCGTCAGGCCAGTCAGCGACCCACGAGCTTGGTAGGCTCGCTCGGCAAAAGCCCTGTGGTAGCTGTTGGCTGCCGTCAACAGGTCTTGCCCAGCCACTTGCGTCATGGTGATCGGCAGGCTGCCGACCGAACCGATGGTGACACCTTGCAGCGTGATGCGCCGCTCCGCCGTTGGCTCGTTGGTTGTGCTCGACAAGCCGGAGATGGTGTAGGTCGTGTTGGCGGTGATGCCTGACGGCAGGCTCGCACCAGAGAACTGCACCTTGTCACCGATCGTTACGAAGTGTCCTTCAGCCAACGTGATGTGGTCCGTAGCTCCTGCGGCAACGCTTGCCACCGCCGTCGTGGTCGGGCGGCGCAGGTAGAACATCGTTTCCGTGTCTTGGACGGTCAGCACGCTGTTCGTTGCAGCCGATGCCGAAGTCACCTGAACGAACGTCGGGTAAGGCGTCCTACTCAGTTGAATGTTCTGCTCCAGCGAAGTAGTGAGCGTCACGCGAACGTAGTAGTCCACGCCAGCTAAGAAGCTACCAGTAGACGACTCAAACCGAATGCGGTCGTTGTCCGCCAACCCAGAGTTGAGGAACACATCGGCCCCGGTCGATTGAACCGTCAGCGTGCTTGTGCCAGCACTGTATCCAGTCACGGTTGCCGAGATCGGTCTGCACTTCTTGGCAACGATGTAGTCTCCAAAGGCGTCCTCGGTAAACGATGAGACGATGCCCTGCGGGACAGCAAGCGAGAACAGTGCCAGCACTGCCGTAGACGGAATCAGCACCGATCCGCCTCGCGTTGCAGACACTTGGATGTCCGATCCAGACGATGTGACTACCCAATACGACTGCTGCGCACTCATGCCGCCGGGGATGGCTCCACTGACGCGGATGCAGTCGCCAACCGTGAACAGGTTGAATGTTAGCGTAATGGTGCCCGTCGTAGTGTTGATCCCAGTTACTGGCATCGCCACCACCGTCCCTGGATCTGTCGCCCCACGCACCTTGACCGCTTCACCAACGCGCACAGGCTGGTTGCCGATGCGGAAGCGCGTAGGCACCTTGTTGGTCAAGTAGCCCGGCGTCGCGTAGATCTGCGCTGAAACGCCTACCGTGTAGCTGCCAGGGTCGTTGACACCTCCTACGACGCTACGCAGCAGCACCGTGCTCGTCGTGCCATTCGCTCCGCCAACGAAAGGATAGGTGAACTCCTCTCCAACCTCCGGCAGAGGCGACAGATCTGGGCTGACGCTCACCTCAGAGTCGCTGGAGTTCGTCACCGTGTACGAACGCCCATCGCGCTTGCGCGTGATGGTCAGGCCAGTCGCGTCGTACTGCCACTTGCAGTTCGTGACCAGCTTTCGCACCGACGAGCCAGCCTGCACCGTGCAAGTGCCAGGGTACTTCGTGAACGACGCCCCCAGCACGTTGGTCTGCGTCGGCACCGGGTCGTAGAACGTCAGCATCTTCACGGCCTGCACCGCAAGGCCCTTGGTGCTGACCGTCTGCCACGGGCTGCTCTTCGGCCCCGTGCCGTAGCGAAGCGTCTGCCGGCCTCCCGCGAACGTCACCGGCAGCGTGAACGTGTCGCTGTAGCTGCCTTCCCCGAACTGCGTCGGGGCGATCTGCGGGTTCCGCAGAGCGATCTGGAGGTTCTGGTCCTCCCAAGACTGGGCATCACCGATCGCGGTGCTGTTGCTCTGCCCGACTGCCAACAAGAACTTGCGCTTCGCCATGGAACACCTCGGTCAGATAGCACAAGGCCCCGCCGTACTTGGAAGCACGGCGAGGCCCAGGAACTCAGGCAGCCGCTCCGATCAAGCGATCGAGAAGCCGCTCGGGTAGAACGTACGACCGTCCTGCTCGTCCAGAATCAGCGACATGCTGGCCGCGCCAGCCGTGAAGTTGCTGGCAGCGACGGCAACAGCGCGGAAGATCAGGAACCGCTGGTAGCGAGTGCCCCACGGCGTGTTGGACACGACGCGCTTGGGAAGCGTGATGATGCGCTGCGTACCTGCGGTGAGGTTTGCGGTCGTGATTGCGCCGCCCCAACTCAGCAAGAAGTTGGCTCCACCACCAACAGCGGTATCGGCACCGATGAGTTGGAAGTCGATCGAGGTGCCCGTCAAGAACGTCGTCGTGACGGTCAGCAGGGCCTTGATTTCGTGGCCTTCGGAAAGATCGCGCAGGTTGCTCAGGTCGATCTGGTCGAGGGCATCGTAGTTGCCCGCCGCCGTGATGGTCGGAGTAACGAGCGTGAGTGCGTTATCGAGAATCATGTGTGTGTCTCCTTGGATTACGCCGGGACAACGGCTTCGGTGGAGGTGAGAGCATCGACCTTGCGGACAGGAATGCCCTGGAAGGTCAGCCACGACATCGGGGTGCCGAACTGCGACAGGCCCTTCTCGATGTCCAGAACGCCCTGCGTGCGGTCCATAGCCTGGATGCGCAGGCCGCTGTACAGCGTGCGGTTCATGTAGAAGCACGGCTTGATGCCGCCGAACGACGGAATGCGATCCATCGCACGGGCCATCTGCTTGATGATGTTGTTGGCCGACGACGCAGCCTGCGTGCCGCTGGCCGTGGTGAACACATCAGTGGTGTCGATGTTCGCAATGCGAACGACGTACCGCCAGTCCTTGACCGCAAGACCCGGCTTCCACTGGAAGCGCGAGACGTACGCTTGCATGCGGTTGTCGCCCGAGAAGATCGTCTGGATGCCCAGATCTTCCTTCATCAGGCCCGCGTTGCTGCCCTTCGGGAACGGGCAGTAGACCGTACGATCCGACCAGCCGACAAGGTAGATCGAAGCGTTGACGCTGCCGCTTCCACCGCCATGCAGCACGTTCACGCTGTTGCCAACGGACGAGTTGCGGCTGTTGTAGCGGTTCGCAAGACCGAGGAACTGCTTGGGGTCCGTAGACGGATTGCCACCGAACAGGCCCTGCACGAAGGTCTGGTTCATCGACTCGATGAACGCGGAGTCTTCCGTAAGGCGGAACTGGCTGGTGTTGCCGTTCAGCTTGGCGAGGTCAACGTCCATCTCCGAACGCGCCTCGATCATCGCGCACGCCTCGTCCACCTGAGCCGTCGTGCTCTTGCTCGACGGGATGCCCTGGTTCAGAGCGCGGTAGTAGGTCGTCGGGAGGCCGGTGCGGATGACGACTCGATCGCCGGTCGGGAGGTTGCCCTCCTTCCACACGCAGTCCTCAAGGACTTCGTTGGTCTGGCTGAGAAGTTCCGCGATGTCACCGATGCTGCCATCGGGATGAGTACGCTTGGCCCAGTCGGCCAGCGTGAGGTTGCTGCTTCCAAGAACTGCCATGATGATTCAGGGGGTTGGTGCCTACTTCGTCGAGTAGAAGGACTCGGCGATGGTGTTGAAGTCTCGCGGGCCAGTAGGCTTCTGGCCCGAAGTGCTCTTGCCGCCCACGAAATGATCCGTCGAGATCATCTCTCCGGCCTTGCGGAACAACCGCACCATCTCGGGATGGTT